GTCACTGCACAATTAAATTGGGGGGCGCATCGGGCCCCACCGCCGTTCCACCTTCGGTGGAACTTACCGTAGGTTTGCCTTAAAGGAGGGATCATAAGGGGAGAGCAAATATTCGCCCGAAGGGCGAATACACGTGGAACAACCTATGGTTGTTCTACCTTCGGTGCTCCACTTCTCGATGCCACTTTGTGGCATCTTGAACCTTGGTTCCCTTAAAACCGTCGCAAGTCAAAGGAGGGATCATAAGGGAACCTTGGTTCCCTTAAATTTTTGCCTGCATAAATATATAGATGCAAACCTCATATTCGAATTTAATTGTTCCGCCAAAATACAGCAACACAAATATGAACCAAAACATGATTGAAATCAATGAATATAGCAAAATCTTGAAGGGTGAAACATCAAGCAAAATGCCCAACGTCGCCACGCCCGTCGGGAAAGTTTATGTCTACGATACCGGTTCCATGTGCACCGATATTAAAACCGGCATGTCCGTTCCGCGACACACAATTGTCAATGAAAGAACGTCCAAGACGAATGGGTTGCTCGCGTCTGCTTATGCCGATTTTGAAACGGCGAAAACGGACCCCTACATTGATGTAGACTCATCTTTCGCGAACGCCGACGCCAACAAATGCATGACTGTGAATATAAAGGAAACAGACATAAATGGGAAACAGACGATTAACAAACAGCGCAATATCACTGTTTCCGAATACAAGCGAACCTTGCCCGACTTTTTTGCCGAGGGGTTCATTTCGCCCGGTTTAGTAGATGACACGGTGACCTCGGGCAATTACATGAAATACATGAATGCAGGGCAACGGTTTTTCGTCGGCACCGTGGCGGTAATGGGTCTTTATATGTATCATCAATTGCTCTTTGGTAAACGCAAGTAAACGCAAGTAATAAATATAAATGATAAATGTAGATTTATCATTCATGAATGGGGCACACGATTCCATCGAAACCTCGGTTTCTATGAAAATATTTAGAAGCAGAGAAGACGCCGTTGCCGCGCATATGGCGCATTCACAAATTGTGCAAATCCCGATGTCTCAGTTCACAGATGTTGCCAATTTTGATTCGAACCGACTGCAAAAAACGGCAGCAGAAGCATATCCCTTGGACAATCGACCTCGCGGCATCAAAGATATACAAAGTGTTGAATATCATCAATCGCAGAATTGCATTCAACCAATCTGGATGACGATTGATAAAAATGGCAAATACACATTGTTGGACGGAGCACACAGAATTGTTGCGAGTTATATCAATGATCTTGAGTTTGTATGCGCGTATATAATTAAAACTTCACCACAATACTCACAATCTCCTTTTTGATAGTCTTGCACGCGGAAATCGACAATTCCTCGCGCTTCTTGCGGGTCTTATTGTCTGTGCCGGCAGTGCATTCATCCGGCGTCTTTCGCTTTGATATGCTGTTGCGCGAATTCATGTCGTTCTCTATCATCTCGTAATTCTCATCTATGTATTCCAGAATGTGATTCTCTATCGCCCACTTGAAAAAATTCAACTGTCCGATGGTTGTGACCATTCCCATGTTTTTGTAGGGAATGGTGATGCGGTCGCGTCTGCAAAAGGGGTCGAAACGCGACTTGTTATACGCCTTCAGTTCCAACTTATAACTGTTGAATACCTTGAATCGCTCCCGATTTTCCTCTCCATTTATCACGGTGCTGCATCGGGTCTTCGCCGGAATCGTGTAAACCGTGAAGTATTTCTTCGCGAAATTGGTTACAAACCAGTCGATGATGCGCAGCGAGGTCCGCGTCTCGCCATTCACTACATTCACCATTTTATCCATATTTTGTTTATCTGCATAAAATTCCATTAAATTCGACAACAACAATTCATTTTGTGTTGGGGTTCTTGATGCAACAGATGTCATTATGATATTCTCTATTGCCCCGATTTCTCTATGTTCTTTATTTTAGAAATGGAAAAATATGATTCATATGTATATGAATCAACAACAAGAACAACAACAAATAGTTGGAGCATTTCAAGATGCATTTCAAGACGCATTGAATAAAATTGATGTTATTGTGTTCGATTATTTTCCATATGAACCAACTAGACCAAATGATTTGATGATTCGTAATATTGTAGCGTCTGGTACATTCGATGTCCATCAAGAGAAACATTTGACTCATATTAAAGACAGATTTAATGAACTAATACAAAACAACACTCAACATTTTGTAAGTAGTTTTGACGATAATAAGTTGGATGCCAAACGAGATGCATTAAATGATCCCGGAAACAATGATTTACTTAAAAATGGACAACCTAGATTTCAACAAATACAGAGATTTAGAGAGTCAAATGTTTTAGTTTTTAATAACATAATTTTAATGACTTTAGTAAATTTATTTGTCAAACATATGTACAAAAAGTGTTTTTTTGGAAGAGAATCGCAATCAGGTGATTCATTTTATGAGTTGTATAATGATGATGAATTGAGAAAATATTTAACGTCATTATCAAAAATAAATTTTATTCACCATCCTGACACCATGTTGGGCGGCAAAAAAAAATCCAGAAAACAAAGGAAATCCAGAAAACACAGCAAATAATAATTTAGAATAATAATTTAGAATAATAATTTAGAATAATAATTTTATAAATATTATGGCAACCACCCAATACTTCATTTTATCCAAAGACGATAGAGACGCCGTCCATGACAATGAACGAAATCAGATTTTCAATATTAATCGCGCGCCCTGTTATTTGCTGCCCTCTGTAAATCGCGAATATTATATCAAACATGGTCTGTTTGAAAGCGCGCTCATCGAATGGTGCAAACAGTTCTGTAGTAAGGACGGCACATTTTTAGATGTCGGGTCTCACACAGGGACGTATGCCATCAGTTTGGCGCCCTTTGCGAAAAAAGTGTATGCATTCGAACCCCAGCGAATGACCTTTTATGCCTTGTGTGGCGGGGTTGCGCTGTCGGGTCTGCACAACATCGAGTGTCGCAACTATGGACTTGGGTCCTCGGACCAGGCGGGCGAGCAGACCCTTAATTTGGTCAGTTCAGACGGGGGCGGGTCCACTTTACAAGAGGTCCAGGGTAAAATTCTTGCCACAGAACGCATCGAAGTGCGCAGATTGGATGACATGTCTGCAAGGATTATAGAACCGATTTCTTTCATAAAGATGGATGTGGAAGGCAACGAATTGCAGGTGTTGCGGGGTGCCGTGGAAACCTTGCGTCGCCATAATTATCCCAAAATCCTGTTTGAATCCAATTGCGAAAATGTGGAACTGTTCAACTTTGTGCGCGACCTGGGATACAAAGTTGTGAGTGTGTCGGGGACATACAATATGTTTTTAGCAACCCAATAAATAATCCTGTAAATAAAACCAACGGTCATAGTATCCCCGCGGATATTTCACACAGAAGCACATTTCCGGTTGCTCTATATAAACCGACGACATGATGGTCTGGTCTTTGCCCACAAATATACCCATGGAATAAAGGCGTTCCAACATGGCATAATAGGCGTCGTGCCATTTTAAGATGGTGTTTGTCGACCCCGCAAAAATGCCCCCACCAATATGATTTCTCTTTGTCAAATCGCGCAAGAATTTGATGTCTTTAATATCGTCTTGTTGATTCAAAGGGTCCACTTCTAATATCAATATCTGGTCCTCAGGAATCTTTGTGGCATCGGGCCATTGTAGGAACCGCGTATTCGGTGTCCTGAAACATCCAATGTCGCACCACACAAACTTATCATTATGCGGCAATCGAAACAGTTTCTCAATCTCCGTCGCAGCGCGCTTCAAAAAATTACTCTTCTCGTTCCAAATCAAATACAATTCCACGCTATGCGCGTTATTTTCGTGGTCGATTGCATGTTGCGCCCGAAAAATGTCTACATATTTGTAGCAATGGAATTCCTCGAATTTGGTCTCCACAATAATGGTTGGATAAGGGTTGCCCTTGCGCGCACCCCTGATTAAATCCATCGATGACGCATCACAGAAAATCACCATGCGATTCTGTATTGCCAACATGTTTTTCATCCACTCGACATAGGTTTCGTGATTTGCCTTGGATTTGGGTATATTAAAATACGCGGTCACTATGGTTGCCATATAAATGAAGTGTGTCTATATTCGGACACACTTTATTTCTCTATTTGGTTTATTTGGAACAACTAAATTGGGTTTCTTCGAAATCAAATTTTATGCCAAGGTCGGTCTCGTTTTTAATGCACGCGGGATAGGTGCCATATTTGCCCCAACTTGATGGCGACCCATCATGGTTGCGACACCATACCTTTGTCAAATTTCCGTTGGAATCGTGGTTGTCTAAAGTGTGTGAATACACGTCGTCGCCACACAAATATCCGCCCTTCCGAATCTTTGGAAACCACGCCTTGATATCCGCATCCACATAGGCGAAATCGTGGTTTCCATCGATGTAGGCGAAATCCACGGTTTCGTCGGCAAATTTTTGCGCGGCATCCGTCGAGAGGTCGCGAATAAATTCTATGCGGTCGCCATATTTCGACAGGCGATTTTTCGTATTCGCAAACACGTTGTCGAAATCAGTCTGTGATAATGTGTTCATCGAATCTGGATATTCATCATTCTCAAAATGGCGATATGGGTCGACACAGTATAATTTCTTGCATTTTGTGTATTTGAGCAACTCCTCGGCAAAATCCCCGGTCCATGTTCCGATTTCTACAAATACGGCATTTTCCGAACTCATTTGCAACGCTTTCAATAAAGATGGTATTTGGTCTGTTTTCATTTTTATATATTATAAATTCAAACTCATTAATTCTCTATGTTATTTATTTCCAATCCACACTTTCATAACTATATTGGTTCGGCGGATTCAGCAATAGAGATTCTCTGTTTTCGGAGATTTTTCTTATGATTGCGATGATATACACCGAATTCTGTGTATTTATCTGCGTGTTGTTTCGCCATCCGTTGAATGTTTTCACGTCTATCCACTGCTCCCGGTCCGCGTTTACTTCGGCAAGATACAATTCGAGCACTTCCATTCCATATTTTGGCGTAAATGCGGAGAGGAAAAATTCGGGACTAAACTGGTAGATTCCATGCCCCGAAAAATTGTTATTCACGGTGACCGAGCAATATATGCCGCCCACCTCCATCATATTTATGATGTTTTCACACACCTGCGGGCAATTGAATATATGCTCTATCGTGCCGCCGTCAAACACGTAATTGTATCGGGATGGTTGGTTCTCTTGGACACTTAAAGGCAAGTTCATATTGTGTATGATCGTGGCGTTCTCATATGCCGAGTTGTCAATTGAATCCGTTGCCGTGTATCCCATATTTTGGAAAAGCGCCTCGAAATATTCTCCACATTCATGTAGGGGGGAATTTATGCCGTGTTTTTGAAACAGGTGATGCATGGTTTGGGGTTGAATGTGGATTTGTTGCCGCGCCAATGACATTGCGCTGTGTCGGTTCTCCCGTGGCAAATGCTTGTGCGACAGGATGATTGCCTCTAGTCCAACTTTGTCGATTCCCATTGATTATATCTTCATATTTGGTGTGCTGTTTTTAAGTGTTTTTAATCATCTGAACTTGCTTTGGGAGTTCCCAGAGAAAGATTTAGATTATAAACCCTTTGTTGGTTCTAAGAACTGTCGGGTCCTACGGAACCTTTGTTGTCCTTCGAACTGTCGGGTCCTACGGACCCTTTGTTGGTTCTAAGAACTGTCGGGTCCTACGGACCCTTTGTTGGTTCTAAGAACTGTCGGGTCCTACGGACCCTTTGTTGGTTCTAAGAACTGTCGGGTCCTACGGACCCTTTACCATTTACCTCCGGCAGCGCCGCCCGTCTTCTTGACAGTAACCTGCCCACCTTTCGCCTTCTTTTTGGCATTGGGGTCATACTCGTCCTCGTCGTCGGACCCCAGATTCTTCGAAATCTCCCAGAACTCTTTGGAACCCAACTTGAAGTCGGGTCGGTCCATCGCCTTGTACCAAAAGATTTGGTCATTAATCTTGTTGGATTTGGCGTTGTTATTGATGACCAGGCACTCATAATTCTCCGTGGTCTGGTCCATTATCGAGCAAAATGACTCGAGCGTCGGAAACATGGACGCATAATTTTCCCAAATCTTCTTGCGATTTACCAAATAGTTTTCACGCAGAATGAAAACATAATCGATGTTGGTACGCAGATTGGGCGGAATACCGAGCGGGTATTGCATTGTGATGATTAACATCACCTTCCAGTGTCTCAATTATACCATTTTCATTCAGACATTTCCTTCTGAAATCATAAAATCAATGCTTTTTAAATGGGCATTGCACTCTCTCGAGTGGGTTTAGACTATATCTTAAGGCATCATCGCAATTGGTTAGATTACTCAACCCCACGGGCATTTAGTCGTTGAACAATCATCATATCCTTACCTTGACGGACTTAGATGACTTGCTGCGGGTTATCTCTATTTTATACCTTGTTACTGTACTTTATGTGATTAGCATAAACCATGATACTGTTTCCAGTGCCACTTAGTAGTATAAACCTTCAAAGAACTGTATTAGTTCTAAAGACGTCTCCGCAATTTGGACGTGTTGCATATAAAGAGTCCAATACTCTAAATACACTAGCCATTCTTTTGAAATGACTTAGGCAAACAATTCACCGTTCATAAAAAGGGAGCGCATCAACTTGTCCCGCGCCCATGTGTTGTCATACAGGCAATCATCAAGAATCACGAAAGTCCTCGGGTCAATCGTCGTTTTCTTATACGCCTCCATCTCCTTCTGCATCTGTTTCATAACCGTCTTCTGACGTCGCAGCACATTCTCTATCAAAACCGAGTTGTATTCCTCGTGTATGAAAAGTTTGGGCACCAGTTTACCGTAGAAACCGTTGCCCGCCTCTGTGCCTGATATAACAGTGCCAATTGGTATGTCCTGGTGATGAAACAGCAAGTCTTTAACTAAAAAGGTTTTACCCGTGTCACGACGCCCAATCAAAACCACGACCGGACCTTTGTTCTCATCGGGACGAAATGTGATTGCGCGCATGTCAAATTTCTTTAGTTCCAGCGTCATTGAAAATTTCCGATATATGTTTTAGAAACATATTTATAGACGCAGTTTTACGTGGCAATGTTCTAAATACAGAAGGACATAAGCATTAGTTTAATTTTTTCATAAAGAATGATTTAGATAAATATATTATTCTTTAGATATGTTCCAAATCGGTTATCAACGACTACGAAAAATAAACATTGAGAAAATGGCAACTCAGCAAGTCTCTATCGACAACAGTTATGAACCCTTTAATTTAGCAAATGTGCAAGGATACAATCCCATTTTCAATCGGTTCTTCGACATGGGCGAAGACAATTACAATATGATTGCCCTGAATCATCGATATCAGGTTTCCGACTTGTGTACTCTACATGACCCCGAAGGCAAGAAAGTCAAACAGGATGTATTTGTGAAGTTCTCGCCTCTATTGGACCCGCTGAAATTCATAACGGGGAAATATAATTTGAAAGACCCGAAGACCATTGCCTTGCCCTCTTTAGACCCGGCGTCATGCTCTGCCAAGATCGGAAACGCCAACAATTGCTCCTACACGGATGCGTTCTTTTCTTATCTCTCAAACATGCTGTTGGAGAAACACGGGTTTGTGCACGGGGTGTCCTTCTATGGGTCGGCACTTGCCGTGCAGAATCGGTTCCGGTTCAATCTTGCCGATGACCTCGATTTTGTGAAAGACTCGGACTTTTTTATGAACAATATTGGGAAATGCGTGACGCTCGATGAAACTGCCGAGGTCCTTGTCCGCGATTTTTCGGGGTCGGGGTCCAGGTCAAACAGGCAGAAAATTGCCATTGATGTAGGCGATGCGTGCGACATCGAAATTGATGCGACAGAATTAACCATTGATGTAGAGGAAGTGCCTGTGCAGGACGCACAGGACGCACATAAAGAAACAGATGCCCTGTTGGAATATGAGAAACCGGTGTTGGACGTGGACGCGAAACAGGACAATGACGACAGTAGTGACGATAGTAGTAGTGGCGATAGCAGTAAGAGTGAAAGTGAAAGTGATAGCAGTGAAAGTGATAGCAGTAGTGGCGATAGTAGTAAGAGCGACAAAACAGAAGAATCCGAAACAGACAAACAATCCAACCAAGATAGCAAATCGGGGTCTGATTGGGAGACCGAAACAGAATCCGACGACACCGAATTTGAGAAGGAGGAACCCGTCTATTGTTATTTGCACGATTTCCCCGTCCAGATGATTTTCCAAGAACGGTGCCAGGGCACCCTCGACGAACTCTTAATGCGAAATGAATTAGAACCCGAGCAATTGATTGCCGCGCTCTTCCAAATCGTGATGATTCTCCTAACCTACCAAAAGGCGTTCGATTTTACACATAATGATCTCCACACAAACAACATTATGTATGTAGCAACCGACGAGATGTATGTAAATTACTGTTTTGAAAACACGTGGTATCGGGTGCCCACGCATGGTCGCATTTACAAACTCATCGATTTTGGACGCGCCATTTACCGATTTCAAGACAAGATATTCTGTAGTGACAGTTTCGCGCCGGGGGGCGACGCCTATTCGCAATACAACTGCGAACCGTTTTTCAATGAGTCCAAACCTCGCCTAGACCCCAATTTCAGTTTCGATTTGTGTCGTCTCGGATGCTCTTTCTACGATTTCATTGCCGAGGATGAAGACGATGAGTCGAATGCAGTGGATGCATTAATTAAGAAATGGTGCTCCGACGATGATGACAAAAATGTGGTTTATAAGAAAAACGGACAAGAACGATATCCCAACTTCAAACTGTATAAAATGATTGCGCGCACGGTGCATGGGCATACTCCCAAAAGTCAATTGACGAGCGATACGTTCAAATCCTTTGTCTATTCAAGTAAATCGGAATCGTTTGCGAAATGCGATGGGATCCAAATAAACATTGATGAAATCCCCAAATACAAACTAAAAGTCAGTATTTAATATTTCATTATATAATTAACAGTGTAATACGGAGGGACTGTATTTACCGAAAACGCAGTTCCACTGCCGGTATTGGTAGTTGATATACCGGTGGTTGCTGAATTGATTGATATACCTGTAGTTGCAATATTAATTGGAGTTGCCGCAGGGGAATTCCCTGAACCAGTAAGTGTAAATTCTCTATTGGAACTACCACTGCCATCATCATCTGTCTCTGTTCCATAATTCCACCCGTGTCTGTGTCCAGGATCAGTAATCCCGTGACCGTGTCCAGGATCAGTAATCCCGTGATTGTGTGCTGGCAGATGAGCAGTTGTCAATGTTATACTTTGATTTATAGCGCCACCAACACCACCTACTGAGGTTGTAGTAGCAGTTCCATATAAAAATTTTGATTTTAAATTTGGCGGCGTATATGTGGCACCAGCACCACCTGTAATTGCTCCAGAAAATGTGCCAATGCCGTTTAATCTTCTGTATTTTCCATCAACATTTGAGCGAGAAACGCCATCACAAATTACCCAACCATCTACATCTGCCGTTTTCAAGTATGCCATTATACAACCTGCTGGTGCGTTTTCACCTATTACTACTCCATTTTCTATTGAATAAAAACTCATATAACATTTCTAAATATATTTATTTTATATAAAACTGCGCTTTCGTGTGCCTCCGCCTTTGCTGCTACTTTTCTTACTTTTTGGAGAACCTTCTTTGCTCCTTGGAGAACCTTCTTTGCTCCTTGGAGAACCTTCTTTGCTCCTTGGAGAACTTTCCGGCGTCTTAAAAAATCCTGTTTCGCAAATGTCCAGATTGTCGCCGTTCTTGCATCCATTATCCAACACATCCAAGTTTTCACACAGGTTGCAAAACAAATACATCAATTCATTTTTGTCCAACCTGTATTTGCCATTTAACTTCATGCGTAGTGGTAAGGCAGTTTTCGATTTGTAAAAAAACCCGTCATAGTTCGCTTGTGAATTTGCTTGCAAATTAAGCAATTCATCTACCGTCGCATCGGGTTGCATCCGGTTGCCCGGATGGTCCAACGCAAAAAAATAGTAAAATAACCTCATCAAATTGGGGTTCTTTGTTGCCATCGATTGCATAATCATCAATTCTTTCATATATTCATATGCAAGAGTTCCCCACATACAATCTGGTCGTTTTTCCATATTAAATGCATAACTCGTCGTGTGTGTGAAATCCTGCATCAGTAATTTTATCAACAGTTTATACTGGGTATTGATACTCGTATCAACACTTGTATGCAGTTCCTGCAGCACCTTGACATAACTTTCCGTGTCTTGATCCTCCGTCATTTTCTTTGCCTCGACAAAGTCGCGGAAGAATTCAATAAACCGCGCTTGGTCCTCTACATCCTTGTAGAAAGGAATCGCATTGAAACCGAAGTAATAAATGAATTCCTCTTTGTCTCGTTTCGACGCGCCCGAGCAAACCGTGAGCAAAGTGTCGCGGATACATTGTTTGTTGTCCACCGTTTTGAACGTATAATCGGTAATTTGCGAGATATCCATTTTCAAACTTTCATTGTCATAGTCCTTTATTTCCTTCATGAGATTGACATAATCCTGTATTTTTGCTACACCCGACCGGGTCTTCAATAGTTCGTAGTTTTTCTGGATATACTCTATCTCGGCAACGATTTCGTTTTTGTCCCACAATTGGGAGATATTCTTTTTTTTACAGAGGTCGGTGAATTTTATACTTTCTAGAAATTCCTCGTTTTGCCAAAACTCGCGATAGAGATTGGTTAAACGGGTCTCCAATGACGCCTCTTTTTGAGCAGTTCCCTTAACCACTATTTTCAACTTTTTCGCAGGTTTCAACACTTCATTTATGCGTGCAAAAATGTCGACTATTTTCTCGTGATTTGCGACAATAGCGCTATTCTTGGATTGGATGCCGTTGGACAGGCGGAAAAACAGTTGTGCTTGGTGTTCTTTTACCGCAATCTTCTTGTCATAACCAGACACGATTCGATTGTGCATTTGGACCAAGTTTGTGCGCAACCGTTGTTTCGCCTTGTTTGTTAAAGTTGCCTTTGTGAAGAAGGCGTCTTCGATGTCCTTGTAATTATCTTTGCTAAAATAAACGCTGTTCGTGGGGGCGGTGACAATGGTATATTTGACGTTGGTGGGAATATTCACTATGTCTAAATCGGGTTTCGGTGTTATTTTGGTGGTGCCGTCGTGCATATTAATCGTCAATTTCAAATGTTTGGGCAAGGACAATAGAGGTTTGCCGAATTGTGCCGAAATACATTTGGGTTTTTTATCGGGTGTGAAGAATTCGGCAGCAAACATATACATTATAAGGGGAACTACGTTCCCCTTCAACCCCTCCTATAAGGGAACCAAGGTTCAAGGCGCCGAGTAGTGGAACACCTTCGGTGTTCACCCCTTCAACCCCTCCTTTTTGTTTATGTGAGGTGCCTTTGAAAAATCATCATTAAATTTAATGCTGATTTTATAATTATATTTGCCCCCATGAATGGTTATCGTTTTCGTGTATATTTTGCTCCACCTTTGGTTCTTCTTGTTCGCTTGTTTTTTTTTGGGCGGCGGGTTTTGCGTCCGCCTTTTCTTTTGCGTTTTGTGGTTCGAATTGACCCGCCTATGTGAGATAATCTGCAATATTCACCACGTGGACATTCATTTTTTGTAAAACGACAAACACCAACACCTTTGTCATTTGGATTTACAATTTGACCATGATAATATGGGCAATCTTTGCGTGAGCATTCACCTATTTCAAATGCATGGCAATATTGATTGCGTTCTCGTTGACCCAGAGGTATTGAATTTTTACTGATTTCTGATGGTTGACCCAGAGGTATTGAATTTTGACTACTTTCTTCTACAATATCATCAGTATCTTCTTCAATAACAACTCGGTTGTCATCAGTGTCTTCTACAATATTGTCTTCTTCAATATTGTCTTCCGCGTTGATGACGCCACCTGAGTTTCCACCGCCAGCCGCAGATTTGAAATATTTTGGGTTAAATGGCAAACTATCATCACTATCATAACCACCTCCTGTTGCAGATTGAACACCTTCCGGTAGAAAATCGGATATTGACAAAGTTTTAAACCCTCCAGGTTGTGTTGATGCTTGTAGTTCTCTTACAATTTGCGTTGATACTTGTTGAGTCATTTGTGACAATGTGTCAACGGCATTATTAAAAAAATCAATTTGGGATGGCATACTTTCTTGCGACCCAAGCGTTTGTGTGGCACCAATTTCGGCAATTCGTCTGTCAAATGGTCTCTGTTTGTCTTCTTCAATATAGGTTTTAACAAAATACTTTACTTTTTCTTTAAAAACTTCAAACGATTCAGTTGAAGGTTTTCCCATGCAATGTAAAAGATTCAAACTGTATTTAATTCCAAGAGTTTCTAGAAAACTGTATAACAATTCAGACTTTATATCAGTGGTGTTTCCTTTTCTGTACTGTGTTCTCAAAATTACACTTATTATATTATCACTTTGACCATGTGTGCAGTCGTCAAATAAAGTCATTGTGAGAACTTTTATTGCTTCAGGTGGTAGAGGGGCGCCTTGATTCGCGGGGTTACGCAAAACACAATCCGTCATGAATAACCACGCGAATGAAGGATATTTTGTATTATCTCGATAATCTTTACCATTTTTATTTCTTCCACATTTAGAATTTATATAAAAATTCCATGTATTAAGTATCATTACTCTGCTTGGATTGTATGCATCAACTTCTGGTCCATTCTTGGTAATTGTCAATCCATCGCCGCCACCAAAAGTTATATTTGGATCAAATGTATTTCGCAAATAATACCGCACGCGCTCAGCAACTACTTTATTTTTTCCTAATGTTAATACAATGCCTAACCCGCCATCTTCTTCATTTGTTCCTGAAAATAATGTTTGGTCTAATTCTCGCAATGCTGCTTGAGGGTTTGATAAATCGTAATATAAAATACTTCTTAATGAAATATATGTATCTTTTACATCTTTAACAAGTTCATCCAGTTTTGTTATTTTTGCGCCCAAATCATAATAAAGGTTATTCATTTTTGTTCTGAGGTCTGCCAATTCTTCACCAGGAGAAAAAGTTGGGGTTGACGCAATTTGGGGTGGTAATTCAATTCCATTATTAGCGCTTATATGTTCAACAATTGAATTTGCTTGGTCAATCACTTGCGATGCAGACGCAATTATTTGTGACGCATTTTGAATTGATTGTGTCATTTCCTGCGATGCAGTTGCGTCCAGAGAATTTTGTAATTCAAGAATTTTGTAATGATATTCTGAAATTTTATTACTAATTTCTCCAACCGTCTGTCGACATGCATCCCTTTTAACAATGAAATTTTGCAAATCTTTTATTGTAATTTGTCGTTGTTTTTCCATAATTTCTTCATATGATTTTGTTGACATGGCGGTTTCATCAAAAATTGATGGATTGTATAATAGAGATGAATTTGGCAATGTGCCTCCCAATATTTCAATTACATTTGTATACACATTTGTTCCGCGAGGTTGAATATTTAATTCACCGTGCATGTCAAAAGAAATTGTTATTCCGGTTGATAAAACATGTGCGTGCAATTTATCAATGTCTTCGTCTTTTCCCAATAGATGCCTGTATTTTGCATACACATCCATAATAATTGATTCTCCATAAG